AGTCTCCAGCACTAATTCAAGCGTTCCTTGTTCTTTTAACGCATTAATGATTTCCCACTTTTCTGGATCTTTACTTACTACACTATTAATTCGTGAGATTTCATTTTTATAATTAGTCTCGTACTGCGCTTTTGCTTGAGCCTGTTTGAATTGTTCAAGCTCTGACTTAATGCTTTGCAATTCTTCATTTGGCTCTGGTTCCTGCTGTGTTGGTTCTGATCCAGCCCAAGCCTCTAATATCTGATCTAATCCAATGCCGAGTTTTTCTAATACTGCCATTGGATTTGTTTTAGCCAGCTCCTCTAAATTATCTGAGCCGCCTTTCAACTTCGCCTTTAACTCTCTTATCTCTCTGTCCTTCTCAATTAACCGCGCATAATATTCTGATTTAGACTCTTTCTCTTCTTGCTGTTGTGTCTCCGTGGTCTCTTGAGTCTCTTGCTGTTCTTCCTGTTGTGTTTCCCACCTATCTTCTTCAGTTTCGTTAAGTGCTTCCATCGCTGCGTTGATTCTATCTTCTGAACTTGTTTGTTGTTCGTCAGTCATTGTCGCTCCTTTTATGTCAAATTATTCGACTGGTGGTACCTCTGGTGCTACCTCTGGAGGCATAGCTTGGGGTAGTATTCGCTGCCCAGGCTTTAATATTCCAGGGATCTGTGGAGGTCCAGCTGGACCTACTGGCGGCGCTACTGGCATTTCTGGTCCTGGCATTCCAGGAAGCGCTGGCGCTGCTGGCGGTGGAGGAGGCGGTGCTAACATTTCAGCTGCTTCCTCAATCCAACGCGCTACCAAGTCAAGTCTGCTCTGTGACACTCCATCCATTCTTGCTCTTAAATAATACGACGTGCCCATCTTTATTCCTAAACTAAGATTCTGATATGGCAATGGTTCTATGTAATCGCCCTTGTCCAACATATGCTCAAATTGTCGCTCAAGATCATCAATCGCTGCATTCTCTAGGCGGTTGTATTTATCTAAATCTGGAAAATCTAATAGTTGCCTTGCAATATCTGGCCCAATTAATCCAGCCTGCACCATCTCTGTAACTCTCTCTAATCTGCCTGCTGGTGTCTGTGGAAGCATCGAGCTAGGATAAATAGTAATCTCTATATTCTCTTCACCATCTGGTCCTTCTTGTTCCTCGTCAGAATATGTGAATTTAATCTTCTCCATCTTTCCTTTTCTGTTATCTGCATAAGTGACTTCTACTTCGCCAATGCGTTTCGCTGCTTCTACAATTAGTTCTGCCACCTTTACAAAATATTGCTCCCAATCAGTCGCTAAATCTCCAAACCTCTGCGTCTCAATGTCATAAAAAGTTCGTAGCGCAACGCCAGAATTTAATCCTGCTGGCTTTTGCGAAGTAGCGCTTAATTGAGACAGACCAGAAATCTCATACGCTTTCTGATATAGATTTTCTAAATATTGCAGCACTTGCTGATTAACTGCTGGAGGCGTTATCACTTGTGGTGCTACATTGCCTTCCCATTCAATTATTCTCGCCGTTTCATTGCTTCCAATATGCTCGTCTTTGATATTTGCTGATTTGTGCTTTAGAACATATGGCACTGCAAGCAGATTAACATTATCTTGAACTCTGGCAATTATGAAAGAAATCTCTTGTTGAATTGCACGAAGTTGTTCTGCAAGACCAATACCATAAAATCCCATTAAGTCATCGGCATATCTAAATACTGCAAATGGAAAATATGTGTGAGGCCAATCTTCTACCACGAGTGCTTGGTTTTCAACTGCGATTACATGTTTTCCTGGCTTATCTCCCTCGGCTAAATGCCACGCTTCTACGACCTTGACTAGTCGCCTATGAGCGGTATTACCGGCTGCCGAATAATAAGCCTCTGGCGCTCCAGCAATCTCTTCTTTGTATTTAGGAAATAACCCTTTTAACTTTTCCTTTGAAACATACTCCACATGAAACATCTCTCTCGGATCATTGTTTAGCGTTCCATTATTATCTACCCATAACCGAGATGGATGCACTCTTTCCACGCGAATAAAATTGTCTTGTGGAAAAATCTTTAAAACTCCCGTGCCATAAACACAAGCATCCCTAAATATCAACCTTGCTTTCTTTCTTAACTTTTCTTGAAATGATACTGCTTCAACCAATCGCTCTCTTGCTTTGGCTAACTCTTGAACATTCTCTTTGGCATTATCTGTAAGGAACTGAACGGCGGGCATGTTGGAAGCGACCTTGGAAGTCAATGTGTCTATACAACTGCGAACTACGTTCCAAGTATAGCTCTCATCAAATATGGGAGTATTACGCCACTCTCCTGGCATAAACCCCGTTATAAATCTGTCTTTATAAAGCATCGTATATGTCTTATAATCTGTCATACGAAACTCTTCTTCAGCTTGTATCAGATCCAAAGCATCAAATACAGATTGATTAATATCTGCGTTGTCAGCCTCGTGCCAATAAGAAGATTCATACATAGTATAGCTCCATAATGTTGTGATTTTATACCAAATTATTCATAGATCACTTAAGTCTCCAGTCTCTATTTGCTTCAATAACTTTAAGCCTGGTTTGCTCAAACATCTGCTCTTCAATTGTCATTACTTTCTCTGGAAACTCTAAATAATGATAACAAGCACGATAGGCATATAACATAGCATCCTGTAAGTGATTAGGAACATTAGGATCTTCTATTCTTTCTCCATTTTTCTTTAACATCCAAGTTAACTTATTAACATCTGTCAAGAGCGCAGCATTCATATCTTTAACTACTTTTACTTTGCCTCTCAATGCATCATTATTAAATATCTCAATCCAACCATCTTCACCATTTTTGTTAGTCTTATCAGCGTTATTGATTGTTATATGAAAACGATTGGCAATCTCGTTGCACACTATCTTTTCATTCGTGTCGGCATAGAACAATGTCCTCGGATATTTCTGCTGATAATACTTGAGCTTCTCTACAATGTCATCTATGGACATCTCTGGACATTTATATGATTCCAATATATAGAAAGTATTATCATATCTGTTCACAAGACATTGCACAAATGCCATATCATCTTTCCACCCAAAGTCTATGCCACATACAAAATATGGATCAATATATTGTGGCACTTCGTCTATATGATTCTTTATCGTGATCTTGTAAACCCTTTCGCCTATGTCTGTAGCCCAATATCCTCTATAATTACGAAGAAATGCAGCAGTGTTTGCTATTTCAGGGTTTTCTGCTATCTTTTCGTCTATCTTTTTCTGCCAGTTTTCTACCACAAATTTATTACAAGTAGTATCCCACGAGAACACTTCATATTGCGCCACTTTACCTTGCCACAGCTCTCTATTGCGTCCAAAATTCGTAGCAATCTCAAAGAAGCGTCCAGATTCCACTGGTCTTGGAGAGCCTGCTAGAATTAACACTCCATCTTTGTCAATTAGCGTCTGTTCAAGCACATCATCAATAAGATAATTCAAAGTATCTGGATTAAATGAAGCTGCTTCATCTATGGCCACGATATCATAATATGTTCCAGCAAACTTATCAGTATCTAACACGCTTGTATCGGCACCTTTACATTCTATCGTGCTACCATTAGGAAATGTTATAGTGAGATTGGCTTTATTTATCTTTAATCCAAGACTATATTTGTCATTTATCTGCTGTATCGTGGTCATCACGATATTTCTAACATTATCAAATGTCAATGCCAGATATAGACAACGCGCATGTGGCTCAGAGATACATTTAGCCGCCATAATTGCCAATATCGTCCAAGACTTTCCTGCTCGTCGTGAGCATCTTATCGCGACATATTTAGACACGGCATCATGGACAGCCTTTTGCTCTGGCAATAGGTCATCTATAATCTTTAATGCTTTAAGTCTTTTCTTTAATTCTGCAAGAACTGCACTAATAGTCATATTGAACTTCTACGATGCTTGGCCAAGGAACCAATATGGTGATGCGCTCTCCAATTACAAGCACGCCATGTTTCTCTTCTCTTAATTCAACTCGTTCTCCATCGTGCAATGGAATAGTTGTGTTGGCAGAATATGCAGTTGGCCGCAATGTTCTAATTCGTACTATTTTTCGCGTTTCTTTTGGTGGCCTGCTCATCGCCCCTCCATCGTTAATTGTGATATTGGAGCAGAATTTAACTCAAGATTCCATTTGTTCTCTAACTTATGAAACGACGGCGTATAAATAACTTGCGATATCTTGTCGCCCAAACCAAACATAGCATCAATGAGCTTCGTTCCAATACCTAGTTTCCTGAAATCATACTTCACATAAATGAAATATAAGTGTCGCTTATTTGCGTCTCCAATGACATAACCAAATATCTGATTTAAATCATCTGGATTATATGCCACAATAGCATCACAATTCTTAATCATCTTGGTCATTAAACTGTGTGCTGCTGCCGACATTACATTGCGATCTATCGAATTATATGGTGTAGTGTTCGCAATAAACTTTACAAAAGACGAATATAAAAACCGAAGGTCCATCTCTCTTAGCGCCCGAATATCAATATCAAAATACATTATACTTCACCAAATGTATCAAAACTTATCGGCGTGTTCTGCCTCAATGCCATCGTGACCTGTGGAACATCTTCCAATTTAATCCGCATCACTCCGTATAATTCCACAAGTATCTTGTCTTCTTTCACAAATACAGATATGAATTGCATCGGGACATATTCGGTTAAATCATCTAGTATCTTCTTCGTATTCAATAAAAAGCTTGCTACTTCTTGTGGGGTTCCTTGTCGCTCCGTAGTTTCATCCATTGTAACTCCTTATCAATCTCGATCACTCTCTTCTTGATCCTATTTAATTTTAGTCTATTCCTAAGCCTCGTGGTAAACTTGCCATTGGCATCATATACATCCAGTTGCTTTCTTAATCTCATTAATTCCTCAAGTAGTCTTTCTTCTTGTGTTCTATGCTTCTTCAATTGTAATCCTCGCATTATATATTGGGTTGCTACATCCTAATTGACAATATGTAGATATTCTTGCTTCATAATCATCTGATATTGGACTGCGCTGCATATCAATGTTAATTAAATCTCCAAGATGATATAGTCTCCATGTAGGCATTGATAATAAATATATGGCGTTTGCCCATACGCTGTTCACAACCCTAATGCTTCCCATCGGACCCATAACATTTGTTAATCTATTATGCATCTCTGCTGGTACATAACATACATCTGGTCTTCCACCTTCTCTCGCTATCCGTATAGAAGCATCTACTATCCCACGCTCTAAACTCTCAGCATATAACCTGTGCCCAGCTAGTCTCACAGAGTCTATGCTCCTGTCTATGCCACAGAACAACTCGCCTGATACTACATCTGGTAGCCATTGCTGTAGCCCGTTAATGCCTGACTCGCTACCCTGAAATAACGCCTGCTCAAGACGACGCTCCATATTTGATATCTCATCATCTATATCTCTTGCTATGTCATAATAATTATTGGCTAAATAACTATTCGCTATGGAGTGTGCTGATATATTAAATTGCACACGGTCCGTAGCTGGCGTTAGACTCAATATTTCCATACTGAAATTTGAGTTATTTATTGAGTGAATTGGGATATTTACATGTTGTCCAGTTATGACATATTTGTTAATTTCATATAGAAATGGGTGCTCCGTTGTAGCCGTGCGGTGTAAAAACGCGTTGTGGGGCGCCACGGGCGTCCTAAAGACACATTCCATAACTAAATCTTCTTTACCTATCCAATCACTTTTCTGCCATGCTTTTACATATTCAACTTCCTCTTCCTGTAATCCAAAATCACTTGCATTGATTTCTGTCATTGCACTATCTCTACTTCCTCTGCTTGTAGCCCCTTATGATTGGCGCCTACTACAAATATTACCTTCTGTCCTTGTTCTAATGTTTTAAAGCCTTCCATCTTAATATTCTTGTAATGCACGAATAAGTCTCCGCTCTCTCCTGCACCCTTTAAACCATCGGGCTTGATATATCCAAAACCCCTCTTGTTGTTAAACCATATTACGGTTCCTGTCTCTAACACTGCCATTATTCCTCCTCTTCATCTGCCACTGGATATCTGCGGGCTATAGAACTCGTCAGCTTCTCCCCAGCATTTAATAAATCTAACTCTTCTGATGTCACGTAAATGGTGATGCCGTTTGACAATAATAGCTGATATCCATCAAAATCACCATTGGACACTGCGCCCATATTTGTCCAATTCATTCTGCCTCCTTTATTTATCTTGCTGCCATTCTTTAGCCAATCTTCCATATGCCCAAGTGTCTGCCGAATAATCTCTATTCCTAATTTATCTGCTGGCATATCTTCTGGTACAGTAATTGCTACCCCATTTATAAATATTTTGAACACATCACATACTTTTATAAAATTGTATTCTACATCCTCCTGACTGCTGCACCACTCACGAATATATTTATCCATTGCTTCCACCAGTTCTTCTTCTGTCATTCTGCCTCCTCGTCTTCAAATGGCCAATTATTAGCAATTGGTGTTAAATCTTCTTCTTTCACATCTCGTGGTAATGCATCACATAACTGCTGAATAGCCCTGTTACATGTTTCAAACTTTTTAAATTTTGACTCTATGTCTTCTCTGTCAATGTCCTCCTCCATGGCATCATAATACTCGTCAAGCAATATAATGGCCGAATGCTTTAAACATCGCACCGCTGCAATTATACTTACTATTGGCAGTCTTATTGTTATGGAGCCTGGGTAGTGTGTCATTGTTTTTCGCCGTCGCCTGTACATTAATACGGCCTTGGATTCCAACTAATCAGGCCAGTGTTTTGCTTTATAAATATCATAAAATAATATCTTCCGAACCATCTTTTATCCATTACAATATGAATTTTGTTCAAATAAAAACCACGCTCTGCGAGTATTGACAGTCTGCGTGGCGTGTGGCTATTGAATCCATTTATATTAAACAAATATGCTATGCCTTTATTTGCTATTTTGGAGGCGTGGTCGCTAAATTTCCACCCCAAATGAAACGGTGGGTTACCAATAACCCAATCTACTCCTTCGCTCCATTCAAAAAAGTCACACCCATCTTCTACCTCACATTCATATTTGTGTTCTTGTTTACATAAATTATACCACACCTTGTTCTTGCCACTACCACTATCAAGCACAGTGTCACTTTGTTCAAATGGGATCATGGACATTAAGTCTTCTACCATTTCTATTTTTGTATAATGCAGGTTCACTTGCACCTCTATATCAGTTAAGTCTATCAAGCATTTTATTTGTATAGGTCTTTAGCTCATCTATGCTCATATTTTCAAGCACTTCGTCGCTGATCTCTTCGACGCGTTCGGCGGTGCTGACGGTGGCGATGGCTCTTACGAGGTTAGAGATGGCGGTTGACGCCCTGTAGGCGTCCTGAGAGCCCCTCAGGGCTATTAATGTGGTGCCTATAAGACACTTGCACTCTTGTAGCAGCTCGACAGTCGTAGGAGGGCGCGATGCCGTGATCGCCTCGTCCAATGCCGTCATCGTAGCGTTGAGTGTGGGGGGTGGGGCGTGCTTGCGTGGTCGACCTACTGGCTGGTCGGTAGTCTTAATGCCTTTATTCACAAATGTTTTACTCATCGAAGCCTCCAACACTTATATGTAGGGTTATTGGCAGATCACTCGCCTGTGTCTATCACCTTGCCAGTCTTTTTGTAATGCTTTATGGCTCGCATCAACTCGTCATCATAGCGCCACGCGAGATATTCATCATATGGCATAGAGTCTTTTTCTTTTTCGCCCCGCGTCTGAAATAGCCATGGGGCATCATCACAATCATCTAAATATGCCTTAATCGCTTCGATCCGCTCTGCCCTACTCTGCCCCGCCTTGGGGCGGTGGTCATATTTAGGCTTTGGTGGTCGTGACCTCCGTGGCTTTTTAAGATTACCCTTGCGATACATCCTATTATAACATGATTGACACACACCGCGTGCGTGGTTCAAACAATATTTGCCACAATTACTACAGTTAATATGTTGGCGCATCGTCACCTCGCTATTATAGTTAATAATATTAGCAAAATATGGTTAAATCGACCCACAATTTTACCGCCCCCCAACGCCCCGTGATCACTGCGTTCATAGGATGTCGACTATATATACTTATATATAATATCTATAGGTGTGGGGAGGGAGAGGTTGAGGTGGTTTTTAATTGAGTTGGGCTTGACCCCACGGATCGATTTTAATGTCGACTATTAAGTATAAGCAATAATAATATATAGTGAAAGGAGGAAGGATGGAAGAATTGGTAAAAGAACTAAAAAATAAGATGCCGACGATATGGCAAATTGGCAATAGTTTTTTTATATCATATGATTGCGACCCAATTGCCGTAGAAATATCAAGACAATTAGCCATAAAACTCGTAAGAAATGGCGTAAGAGCCCACGATGTCACGGATTATGGCGATATTGTTGGTGATTATAATTGATTCATCATTTAAATAGCCCGAATTACCGTAATAATTACGGGCTGTTATGGAGGCGGGTTTGTAAATATATGAAACAATTAATAGACGTGCCGATTATTTAATGATTACAAGAGGATGTGAAAGATGAATAACGAGACTGAAAAATTAGAACTAATGAAGAATATGAAAGTGGATCAAGAGAGTATTTGTAAATTGATTGAAGAATACGAGAGCACCGCCGTGCGTATAATTGAGGCGAGGGTGAAAAACGAGCCATTTCACGATGGGAGCCCATTTGAGTCCGATATGATGTGCCCATATTGTTTTGAGAAGGTTAGAGTCAGTGGCACCATAGATAGAGGATATTTAAATGTAAATGGGTTAGTTGAGGATTATATTGATAGTGTTAGAGATCTATTTGTTGAGTGCGTAGAATGTGGGGCAGAGTTTAATACTGATTATATTGATTTTTAATATGGTAGGGGCTCTCAAGAGCCCCGCTATATGTATTACTGTTAAAAATATATGGAGGTTATTATGGCAGTGAGTTATAGACCATTGAGTGCGATGTTCATCGAAAAGGATATTACGAGGATTGATGAGGTTGCGAAGGCGTTGGGTATTACGAGGCATAAGTTTATTAAGGAAGCGATATTGGACGCGGTGCGTCGTGAAGAGGAGAAGCAAGATACGACAGATGAAATACGATAGATATGAAATACGATAGATTTTGGGTGGGTGGGCGGAATAAGCATATAAGTCGATTAATTGGAACTACCGACCCTATCAGGTTTATGAAACGTCTTATGAAACGTCTTATGAAACGTCTTATGAAACGTCGACGCCTCATAAGAAATATTAATTATTTTATATGGTTGTTCTTTTGGATCGTCACATAAGAAATAAAGAAGAATAATATATTAGATCTATTTACTTATTTA